TCAGAGAAGTTTGATTAAACGAATTGCCATCTTGATGGCATAGGTAGAAATGAAGCCCCCAAAGAAAACCAAGGAAAAACCGAGGCTAAACATTTGAGTAGCTTCAGGGCCAGTAACCTGAGTGAAATCCATAAGCGAACCGTATTCTTGAGCCGTAACCATGACGTAACCGCTACAAGAAGCAGCATCAACTTCAGGAACGACAGCAATAAAACCGTCAGCGTTTGGAAGTGCGCACACAGGCATAATTAAAAACCTTACTTAGCTTTATCAGAGACAGGATTGTCGAACAGGCTGCGAATGACTTTGAAATCGCAAACCAAGTTACGGCGCGGGTCTTCTGGGTCAGGTTCGTATTCGAACTCAACAAGAGCCGGACACATAGTAGTTTCGAATTTAGCTAAAATTGTTGGATTAGGAATGAAAGGAACCTCTACAGATTCAATACCAAACGCGATTTGTGATCCTTTTTCGTTTTCCCAAGGCTTCAAAGCTTTACCAGCAAACAAACGACCAATTTCATATTGCTTACCCGACTCTTTTCCAACACCCTTTGAATAAGTTCCACCTGTTAGAACGTAACGAACAGCCATGCTAATTCTCCATTATCTCTTTGATTATGTGTTTGTATGTATCAGGCAAGTTGAGCAAATCACCTTGCGTTTCCTCGGATATGAGAAGTCCGAAAACTTTCTCCAAATCACCATCCAAGTACTTAGCAATATCCGCTAAAGTACGACCGACTTGTCGACGAGCCCAACGAATACGCCCGTGCATATCGAGCGCAACTTGTTTCTTTTTTGTGACCACCTTTACAGGCGAACTTGCAACGATTGAAGCGCTATAAGCACAAATACCAGCAAAATAACCACTGATATCTAGCAGCACATCAACCGTCATATCTTTCAATTCACACTCACTTCGAAACCAAAACATATCGAGACCGAGCTGGGCTGCCTTGTTATAGATTCGCCAGTAAATGCGAGACGAGCGATTGCCTACCTCGAATGATTCATTGATAACTTTGCCGGAAGCCTCAGCGAAGTAACGTTCGCCAGCACTAGGGCTACGACCTTTATCCGAAGTTCTGAAGGCATCATCTGCGTAGGCTTTTTTGGCATAGTCACGACCAAACAGGCCGTGGAAGTCATCGACAGCAAGGTCGATTCGAGAGAGGCGATTACAATCAAGAAGCTGCAACCACCAATGCAAACGAAATGCACTTGTGTGCTCAAAAAGGTGTTTGCACCCTAGCCCCTCGATTTGGAAATAACAGGTTCCACGGTTACCGCCTAAAGCAACAAATCCAACGTGTTTGTTAGAGTGTTTAGTCATCAGGTGGCATGAATCTTCGTAACCGTACAAACCTTTACCACGCCAAGGCGACATACGAAGACCAAGAACGTGCAAGCAGAAAACCTCCAAACGCTCCATCATTGAAACGTTCCACTGTTGCTTGTATCTCTCAATCAGCTTTTCTTTCTGTTCTGGTGTTTTAGCCATGCGGTAATTCGGCTTAGGAATTGGAGACCAGAAAAGAGCCGAAAGGTCGGACTTGTGAGCATGACGCAAAGATGAGTAAGGGATTGTCCAAGACAAGTAATCAACAAACACAAATGGACTTGCATCAGTGTCGATTTGCAATTCTTCTGGAGTGAATACTTGTTTTTTCATGTTCCCTGAAAACCTGTCAAGAGTAAATTTATTGCATATCTTGGGTAAATATTTTTACCTTGTCAAGATACTGTATGAAAAAACACTCCTTATAATGAGAAAAAACATGGACTCAAAAAGGGGTTTGTCATGCTAAACGAGAACATTAAGAGACTCCGAGAGGAAAAAGGAGTCACCCAGCTTGATATGGCAAAATCCGTCGGAACATCAGCAAAGACGGTAATGAACTGGGAATCGGGGAAGACAGAACCAAAAGCATCTGAGCTAGTTCTTATAGCAAAGAGACTAGGTGTATCTGTAAATGAAATCTTAGGAAGAGAACAAAACCCACACGAGAGACTGATAGAAAAAATTAGTTCAGCAATTGGGGATTTTAATGAATCAGAGATCGAGTCATTGTCGATTATGGTAGAAGGTTTGTATTTGAGGAACCAAAGTAACAAAGCAAGAAATAATTTCTCCTCTGATAAGACTCGCTAGCGCTCAAACACTGGCGCGCTACGCTTGCGAATACACGGAGAACACTGATGATTCAGTGGAATTTACCCCCGTAATACTAGACGGGGGTTTGGCTCCGCTTTTAGGTCCCTCCCGCAAAGCGGGCCCCTCCCAAAATGCTCGCTAACCGACGAAGTTATAACGATGAAGAAGATCATATTATCAATGGCCTTAATGAGCTCAAGTTCATTGGCAAGCCAGACAATGGGCGAAATCATTGGTCGAGAAGAAGACCCAAACCGACCAATTGAAGAAGTCTATGGCAAGGAACGCATAGACAAAATCAGAAACGGCGATGATTTCTGCATGTATGAATACAAAACCGATAAAAGCGGAAAAATAAAAAGTATCAAACTGGAAGGAAGACCAGAAGACTGCAAAAGCCTCCTGAACTACTTCATGATTAAAAACAAAGACAAACTAAAATGACATACTCAGCGTTTGGTATGTCATTTCTTCCTTAATGCGCATTATACGCTTTTTATGTTACGGGCTATCTCTTCAAAGCGATTCTCTCTCATGGCATGTACGCAGCGAGCTACGACAATGAGCAATTCTCTCGCCCACCCTTTGCGCGGTCTAGGCCGTTGGCAAACCACTCAACATAAACACGAATATAATGCGCACTAAGTGGATAGATGCTTAGCCTTCATAAAAACCCATAGAACATAACAAGCAACAAAATACTGAGCCCAGTGATACCAAACCCAGTCGTCAGGATGAACAAACAAAGCTAAATAATCAATCATTGCGATAACCTCCTACAAGCAGCAATACCAGCAAGAAAACACCCAAGAAGATAAACCCCTCATAAACATCATAAATCCATTCCATAATTCACCTAGAATAGACTAATGTTGGGTTTGTGTTTGTCCGAGTTCTTGGCCATTTCCATCATTTCATCTTCTTCACGTTCTTCCACAACCTCACGAACATAAAACGGATTGCACGTAATTGGCCGAACAACAGAACCGATTTTGAAATTAGCGAAACACCTATCAATGGGCTCAACTACCAAACCTATCGAATCAGGTTCAAAGGCTGCACCATCAGATTCACGATAGAAAACATAATCAATATCTACTGAATCATTATCGTAGTGCGTCATAGAACCAGAGATATAAACCCCTTTGATTAACTCAGCTACGTAAGTATCAAGCTGTTTATCAAGTGAATCTGCCTTGTTTGAATCTGGAGCTGGAGACGTTGAAGGCTGAACTTGTTTAACTGGCTCAGGCTCACCACCGCCTAAAAACTTATCGTAGATGTTATAAGCAGACCAACAAAAAACGCCTAAAGCTATCAGGCCAGCGAACGCCATAAACGGAATTTTAGGCTTATGGGTGTGAATCTCAGCCGACCAATAAACGCCATAGAAATTCTTGTCACGCTTAACAAGCTTTTTAGTAGCGATTTTAGATTCGTGATAATCATCTGGATTGAATGTCTTAGGCGCTTCCTTTCGGGTTACACGCTCACCACCAAACGGATTGAAGAAATGAATATGACGACCAACAAGTTTACGCAAGTTCGCATCACATAGCGTTCTATCTTGCGTAACAAAGTGAATATCATAACCACCGTGACGGTGTGTCTCTAATGCCGCAATCGCCGCCGGAACTTTCGAACCGGTTGGGCGTGGAGGAAAGTATTGCTGACACTCATCAATGAGCAAAACTGAACGCTTTGGTAAATCCATCCAAGAACGAGGATCTTCAAAATGCGTAAAGTGAAGATTCAAAGGCTTCACCATATCGAACTTATCAACGGCTGTATCGCCAGCTGCATCGAGTACGTTCTCTAGCTTAACCAATTTCTTCTTAGGGTAAACTCGACGTACCCAATAAAGCCAAGTGTCGAAATGATCATGTGTTTCGTATTGTGTTTCTAACCAAGGAACGTCAGACAGGGAGATAAACTCCCCATCATCATGAATAGGACGCATGATTTTCTCTAACTTTCTGCGTTGCGCCCTATCCTTTAAACGTGGAAAGAACCAGCCGTAAAACCAGCCAGAAAAAGACTGTGCAACAGCCATGTCCAACATAAGCAAACGGATGTTAGTGTAGAAATAAGGACGAGTGTCATCATGACTAATCACTAATTCTCGCAAACTATTAAGCGTTTTTGACGCGCCCGGTAAGCCAGTTCTCAAATAAATCATAGTGGAATGCTCCCCTTATCTTGACCTGGTTTCCACCATCCTTGACGAGCAATAGAACCAGCGCGCAGACCTTTAATAGTCAGCAAGAAAAAACCAGTGCTAAGCATCAAGTTCATTGCTTTATCTGCCCAGATAAGACCCAAGAACTGGAGGACGTAAGTCGGTAAGGTGTCAAAACTAGAAGTGATTAAGCCAATCAAATAAGACGTTGCGATATTAAAGCCAGAAAATACCGTAACCCCTACCCCTAAAGAGACGAGAAATTGAGAGCCTACCGAACCTAAATAACCAGCTAGGAACGGCAAAGCAAGACGAAGCCAACCAAATAAAAAACTAAGTATTGTTGCGAAGAACTGAAACATAATAATCACCTATATAAATTTAGATATCATCATGAAGCTACCAAACGCAGCCGCCGCCATAATACAAGCGCGGATGATATAAGCCATTTCACAGAAAGGAGCTAAGTCAATGGTGAATTTAAATAAGCCACCATCGTAATGTTTTGGAGCTGGACACTCACCATCGAAATTAACGCCATTAGATTCATCATAAGCTTGTAATAAATCACCTACAGAACCCTCAGCATTCTCATAAATATTTTTATAAGCACCATGTTCATCAGTAAATTGGTCGTTGTAATCTCCTATTCCTTCTAATAAACCCGTTCCAGCTTCAGTAATTTCACTCAAATCTTTTGACTGACAGCTTTCATACCAAGCCTGTTTGGCTAAATAACAAGTAGCAGCATTTCCTTCACATGAAAAAGATTGGCAATTACCCGCATTAATAGAGCCATTAATACCGCTTTCCAAATCATCCAAACCGGAATTAATTGCACCTTCAATGCCCTTCAAATCACCGCTTAATTCACCAATACCATCATTTAAAAGATGATTAAGTGAAGAAAGTAGTTTGTTGTTGGTGTTACCAATCTCTGAAAGTGTACCTGTTTGGCTCTCAATGGCGTTTTTAAGATGGTTAGAGCTATCAACAATGGTATCGGTGTTTAAATCTATAGAGTCCTTTAGCGCATCGAGGTGTGAAATATTCTCAGCATGGTTTTTATTCAAGTCATTATTAATACCAGTAAGCTGTTTGTTTAAGTCCTTATTCATAGACTCAATAGCCTTTGTAGTATCGCTATTTTCTTCTACATCCGGTTCTGGTTTATCAGGGTCCGGATTACCAGTGCCGCCACCGTTTGGTTTATCAGGGTCGCCTAAGTCACCACCAGTAGGTGGGTCAATATCGGTATCACCAGAACAAGCTGGCCAGTTAGGAGAAAAAATCGTACATGACTCAGGTGGAGGATTATCACACCAGTTATTAGACTCATCACAACAATTAGGATAATCAGGAGAATCGGGTGTGCATTGCTCAGGTTCTGGAGGTTCCTGACACGCAGGCCAATCAGGAGAATCAGGTGTACATTCGTCAGGTTCTGGAGGTGGATTACAACTCATATCTAAAGATTCAGTCGAATCAGTACAAGAAACGATTGGATTCCAACCCTTATCAAAACAAGCATCTTTAAACTGATTCATTTGATTGATTGTATCTTGCTGTTCGCAGAAAGGAACTGGAGGCTCTTCACACTTGCCAGTATCAGGGTTTAGTTGTTCACCATCAGGACAAGATGAAACCAAGGAGCCGTACATATAACCATCATGGGTTTTACTACCATATTTCCAAGAAACACGGACTTGACTTGCACTAACCGCAATTTCAGTACAAGTGCCGCCATTGTAACTATTACCCAAAGAGCGAAAGCCAAGAGCAACTACAGACCCAACAGAAATACCAGTACAACCAGTAACTAAATGTGAGTTGTTGCCAATTTGGGTAATTTTCAAATAATCAGAAGCAAAAGCATTAAACGAAACACTGAGCAAAATAACCAGTGAAGATAAAAGGTATTTAATATTCACATTAGCCTCCTAATACAATCAACAATCAGGAAGATAATGAAGCCCCACATAATATCTGATGGGCTTATATAAAATGGTACTGGCATAAATCCCCCAAGGTGAGATCAAAAAAAGGGAGCAATAGCCCCCCTTTTATTAGAGTAAGAGCTATTAACCGAAGAAAGCAGCCTTAGCCCATTTATAAACAACCGCTAAAGCAGCTAGACCAATAAGAGCTTGACCAACTGAACCAATAGCAGCAGAACCCTGCGTAGTAATTACACCAGTTGCAGCAGTAACATCTACATCAGCCATTGCAGCAAAAGAAACAAGAGAGGCACCGATAACAGTACCAAGAGTTACAAGTTTAGTTTTCATATTAACCTCTAAAACCGAGTTGAATTAATACCATCTTAATTACATATGCCAATGCATATAACGAAGCAGCCGCACCAATAATTTCAAATGCACTCGCCTCATCTAAATAAGAAACCGTTTCTATTAAATCGGTTTGCTCAATTAAGGTTATGTATTGGCAACTTTCATTAGGAGCTAACTGAACAATTTGAAGATAGCCATCTAGAGGTTTTGCACAAATCATCTAATTAACTCCTAAATATAGTGGTTCAATTATCGAATGGTTGATACCTACTAATAGTGATACCTTTATTAGTTCTTCATCGTCGAATAATTGAACCAATAAAACTATTTAAACAAAGCTGATAATTGAGCTTTGTATGGCAGCAAAGCTTCACTAATAGGCATTAAGCTTTGTTGGTAAGAACGGCGCAGTTCTGGCGCACCGTAGTCATTCAATTTGTAAGAAGAACCATCGAGAACATAAAGACCAGCATTCAAACGTAGTTCTGGACGTTCATGGGGAAGTGTGGATTCCATACGAGAACGACCACCAAGATGATAGATACAAGGTTGGTCATAAACGGTTCTTGGTTGCTGACCTTCACCGCGAGCTGGAATGATGCGAGTTTCTGTAGTTACATCTTGTTCAGTGATTTCAATAATAAGCATGGTTGCATGTTCCTTCTAAAAGTTCGTGTGTGATGTAGGCTTCTGGTATCAGTCGCTCTAAGTTCATGTGTTCAAGTAATGGGTGTTCTCTAAACTTGCGTTGTTCATGTCGAAGTAATTTGATTTCACCATCAGGCCAAACAACTAGAGACCAAGATTCACGTGGTGAAATTGGAACCTCTTGAAGATCTAATAAAGGCTCTAAATCAAAATCATCATCCAACTGGAGACGGTCACGAAGGTAAGCTTCTACCCCGTTCGTAAGGCCGATATGATGAGAAAGACGGTCAACGACACCGAAGTTATTAGCCAAGTAATTAACGTCATTACTTCTAAATGGCGATTGAGGCTCTTGATAATTCGACGGTCGCTGATTGTCGAAATCAAAGCTAATGAGTTCAGATAGTTGCATTCTTTCCCCGTTCTCTAGTTGCTGTAGGTCTGCTTTAGATAGGCCGATTGCGCAAAGTTCTTTTAGGTTGCGTGATAGTGTGCTTTTGTTAGTAATCTGCTTAATGTATGAGTAACCACGGTCGCAAAGGCTTAGATAAAATTTGAATAGGCGGTCAGCTTTAGCGTAAGAAATGTTCCCTTTCTTAGTAACTGTTTGGTACATGGTGTAAAGCGAAGACTTAACTTTGTATTCGTCAAAGACTTCTATTTCATCCCCTTGAATGGCTTCAAAGAGATCACAAAAAAGATCCTTAAATAGATATTCACAAAACGAGTAACCATTACGAGCTTCAAAGGCTTCCGCGTAACGAATCACAGCCCAAACGTTGCAAGTACCACACATACGCTTGATGTATCTCTTCTTAGCACGACCCTCAAAACGACCACGGTTAGCGGTGAAATCTTGTAGTTCGTGAGTAGCAAGAGCATTGATTACATGATCGTAACGGTCAGTACGTTCCTTTTTCTTCTTAGCTTTTAACTGTCTAAGTTGGTTCTTGAGCTCAGCCTCTTTGGTATAGAACAAGAGCTCCTTAGCACGACCAGCATCTTTACTTTCAGAAGTAGAAGCACTCCAGTAAACAGAAGCGTCTAAATCATCACCCGTAGTCTTATTAATAAACTTGTTTGATGGACGTAAGTAACGATGGGACACCTTGCGCATCGCCCTAATCACTTGGGAAAGAATGTCTTTGTCAGAAAACTGGATAGAGTAAGTAGCATCGATACGAGAAAACTCAGCAAGTCCCCAATCAAGCGCATCGAAAAGACCAGGAGAAGCCTGACGAATCACATCCATCATGTACTCAACACAAAGACGTAAATTATCAGAACCGTAAACGTTATGACCTTGCATAACCTTGGCTGGAGAAGCTTTAAAACGGAAGTAACCCCAAACGCAATTAGCTTCAGGGCAAGCATCGAACACTTTACAGGCAATATCAGTGTAACTTGAAGGAAGTCGAGACCAAGGAACGTACAAATCACGAGCAGTACCATTCCCATCAATACTTAAACCAGCATCGCCAGCAGAAACTTTAAGGCCAGAAACCTCAGAAACTTTGTAAAAGTCAACATAACCAACACCACACAAAGGTGTGATGAAGTCAGACTTAAAAGGGACTGTGATTTCGTTAAAGTCGTACATGCCAACGTTTCTTAGAATCTAATTAATTATTTTCAAGGAAAATCATAATTTCTTAGTTTCTAATAGTCAATAAAAGTTAGGTTCTAAGTTTATAATTATTTGAAAACTTGACAGAGGTAACTCATGGCAACGAAACACATCAAAGACAGCACATGGCGAAAAGTAGAAGAGAAAACAGTAAAAGCAGTGATCGAAACAAGAACCAACATAAAAGAAACTGAAATGCTGGATTTCCTGATCAACTTAGGACTGGAGAAAATGACTGAAGAAGACTTTCAGAGAGTAAAAAAAAGGAGCTAACTGACCTAATATGCAGACAATGGCGTGAAATTCCATGATTTATATTAAAAATCAATACTTTATGTCAATTCAAAAACAAAGCAATTGAGTCAGAATGAAACCATAAGCCGCTATTAGAGCTTGCGGCTTTTGAACTGAGAAAGAGCGCAGTGCGGCGCTCCGCTTCCTCCCCCCTCCGCTCTTTCTTTCTCTCTAAATAGAGCACTATAGGGTTGATGCGATAGAACCGATAATTGGCAGTGCCCTGCACTGTTTTTGGGCTTGGCAGGATGAAGGGGTGTTTTGTGGTTTCTTCAGGGGGAGCTACGGGAACAAGTTCCCTACTTTTCGGGCGTTTGGCGGAGGCACTCCCCAAGAACTGAAGAGTGCGCCCTTATCCCTGCGGGGCTAGTACGTAAAAAAATGACATACCGAGTAATTGGTATGTCATTTCTTTCTTAATTCGCATTATACGCTTTTTATGTTACGGGCTATCTCTTCAAAGCGATTCTCTCTCCTATCATGTACGCAGCAAGCTGCGACAATGAGAAAGTCTCTCGCCCACCCTTTGCGCGGTCTAGGCCTACGGCGAACCACTCAACATAAACACGAATATAATACGCACTGACTTTAGTTTTAGTTACACCGATTTACGCTCTGATACTCCTTGATTTAATTTTGACTCAACAATATATAAGTCCTTGTTTTGTCAGTCGCATTTCACTTAAGTTTGTTTTTTCTCTCTCTAATGCCTCATTAACATCGCCACCCACGTGTTTTGGTCTAAGTCGTGATTTGTTAAATTTTTCGGCTTTGCCACACGAAAAATAATTTTAAGAATATAAAGAATTTCGAGGCACATCACATGACAAAAGAGTCTTTCACTACGTTGTTTTGGCAAAACTTCACGAGCATCAAACACGGCGCTGAGTTTTTTCACGTTAAACCAGTCACCGTTCGTCGTTGGTTAGATGGCCGCATTTTGATAAATCCCATGGCTGAAAAGCTACTCTTGATTAAAAGTCTCGGCTTTCTTCCAAATGACAATCGTTGGTCGGGATTTAGGATTGATGAGAAACGCGCTGTGTTGATTTGTCCTGACGGTCGTCAGCTCAGCCCGACAGAGTTAAAGGAACAAGCCCTTTGGCGTGATGAATACAAAGAATTGGTGGCTCGATATGGTCACATCGAAGCGCCTAAGATTACAGAGCTACAATCCACGCCACACCCGTTTCGTGGTGGCCGTAGAAATGCAGCACCGTGGATACCGACTAAATTTAGAGCTAGCAAGTAAACATTAGCCCGCAAATTGCGGGCTTTTTTTAAGTTGATGTTTCTGTGGGGATATTAAATACATTCAATGGAAAGTTAACAATTTTATTGTTGCTAACGCTGTAACTAGCTTGATAGAACTCAAACGAATCTAGCTTGTGTTCGTCACATAGTTTTTGAATGATATTGATAATCTTAACCTTATCAGTAATGGGAGTTCTCACTCCAAAAATCACCCCTTTAAGCTGCTTAAAGTCATACTTTAGACACCTGTCTTTCACGCTACAAAAGTCAAAAAGCATACTAGTCAAGATTATTCTATGCTCTTTTTCATAAGCCCAATCTTCGTTTTTTAGAGTTATGTCTCTATGAAATTCATCCCAGTATTTTGCTCGCCATTCATCCGAGTCAAATTTATCAATATTTGGACTAATATCGCCGCTCTCAGATTTAAACCAATGGTTATGGATTTTAAATGCAGGTAGTCGCCCTAACGAATTAAAAAAATCTATAGCACGGCTATCGGAGTCAGAATAAGTGATTTCTTTTAGTTGGTGTGGGCGGAACTCGCTATGTGTACCACTACAGGAAGTCGATACTGGTCTTTCTATTCGCAAACTGTTGGTATCGTCTGATTCATATATTAAACACACGCCCGTATGGTTGTTGCCATAGTGCCCCCAGACAGATGCGTTCTCACACTCACTCATAAAACAGGCTGTAAACCAACGCGGATATGCAAGATCTTCAAGTTTCTTAATGTATAAACTCGGAAAGTTTTTATTCATATTCAAACTATTGGTGAATGCATTCAGCTTCTCTGTATCTGATTCATCTATTGGCTCCATGCCTAATAAGTTAGATAGATGAAGCTGTTCTCTAATGGATTTACTGAGCTGAAATATAGACTCTAAATCGGTATCTTCTTTACTAGAATCGATTACTTTACCAATGTTACTTAACCATTTGTTATTCAAAACCTCATGCAAATAATTGTCTCTATCAGTTGTAAAATTCGCTTCAAAAGATGTGAGGTTGTTAGCTTTATATTCCTCAAATATTACTTGCAACGCATAAGGATGGATTAGGTTCAAATACGTTTCGAGTTCATTTTTTCTTACTGGCAGCTCTCTGTTAGCTAACTGTTCTATCAAGAGTTTTAGTCCGTTGTCACTTAGAAATCTATCACAGATGCCATTAACAAGGGCTTGGTATTGTGGTGTTGGGTATTCTTCTATGGTTCTAAATACATCCATGTTGTCAAAGTTTATTGGTTCTAAACTCCCCATTAAATTCCATTCAATAACGAGAGTTTCCAACGACGTGATGTAGTTTTTGAATAAGTTTCTCCATAATATTGAGTCACCTTTCCAATAAATATCTCTGTACCCCTCTTGTGGGTCATTTAATGTTTCTGGCGGGGAAAAGTAAATGGTTTGGTTTTCTAGCTCGCTATAAGGTGCAGTGAGTAGCTTTTCTAATGTTCTAAATCGGTAGAATCTTTTGCCCACGGAGGGTTACCTCTGATATTTTGTCGCGTTTTTTTAATTCTATCAGATGCATAGCAACTTTTAATACGATATAAGCTGAACTCTAAGTAAGTTCAGCTTATTACTCACTAACTATCCTTGTTTCGCGTGGCCGTTAGAACCAAAACACTTTCTCGTACTTCTTGCAGCCCTTGGGTAAGCTGCTTATTGATAGCAATCTGGTATTTCAGATTCATCCCCATAAGCGCAAACATCACAAGCGATTCCGACGAAAAGCCCAGCCCCGACAAGGCGTTAACTAGGGCGGTTTCCATCCAAGCCCCCTACTTTTTTGCTCGGTTTCCAGCTGTCCGGCAGCGCTTCATACACACCAATCACGGCGGGAATGGCCAAGCCAACAGCGCCGCCAAGATTAACGCCTGTTTCGGTGATTTCGACACTGAATAAATGACCGTAGCCCGTGACCGCCGCGACGACGGAACCCAGTAGCGCCAAGCCTTTTAATGTAGAACGTTCAAACATGTTGTGTTTCTCCTAAACCAGATTGACGCCTTTCAGCACCGTGTGTTTGCTGTAGTGGCGACCCACTTCCATAATGCTCATGGCGTGAAGCACTTCGACCAACAGCGGTTTGTTGTTCACTAAATCAATGCGCTCATCCATACCGACGCCCACGCGACCCGCAACAAAGCGTGCGTAGTTGGCGGTGTGGTTTTCGTTTGGCGGCGCAAAGCGGTGAATGATTTCGGTTAGTGTGTGCAGTTCGTGGCGTTGCTGATAGTTACGCAGCAAAATCGCCCCCGCACGAAAGCCCCATTCGGGCGCTTTAAAGGTTTCAAAGGCCTTATCGCGTGACGGTGTCACCTTACCTTTCCATGCATTAGGTGCAATGCGAATGTTAAGCGGGTTATGAATGCGAATCCCGCGAACGCTTGATGTGGTTGAGGTTGTCATGGTAAACGCTCCAATCCCTAAGAGTATGATGACAAAGATAAATAGCGGCATAACTACACCGCTTGATAGTTGACTGAGTTGAAGTAATTCAAGTGCACGGGCGTTTTCGAGTAGTACGCCATCAAATGCGCGTGTGATTGACCGCCTGCCGTATCACCTTGCACCTGTACCGTGTTGTGATTCACTTTGGTAATGGTCGATGCACTGTAAGGCGCCTCGGTTGTCGTTCCTGTGATTTGGCAGTTACAGAAAATAAGGTGCTTCTCCATGCCAAACGGCATTGAATAGCGCCCCACATCGACACTCACGCCCCCTGTTAGCTCTGCTTTCGTCAAGCGCCCTAACGAATCAACACAGCGCATCGTGTCTTTTGCTACTGGGCTTGGTGTTAGGTCTGGGACGACATTCGCTTGGCTTGGGTTTAGAAATACGCCTGCGCCTGTAAACGCGGTGCTCTTTCTGCCGTTGTTCATGTCAGACTCAACAAAGAACGCATAAATGCCCCCTGGCTTAAGTTTCACGCCGTGAATCCAGCTGTGAACAAAATCCGGCGCTTTTGGTTGCGCGGTCATGCTTGTTACCACGTAATCCACAAAGTCGCCGTTTGCATCGAGTTCAACCACACCAAAGCGGTGGTAAACCGTGTCGTCGTGCATTTTCAGATAGACCGAGTACGACAGGTCAAGCAATACGCCTTTACCGTCTACGACTTCCAGTACTTTTTCGGTTTCCATTGGTGCGCTAAATACGCTGAAATGCAGCGTCTTGGCTTTATCGCCACCCATCATAAAGAACGTGGCTTTTGCCGTTGGGTCGCGCTTTTCTACTTCACCGCCTCGGGTGTTGTAGTGCGCAGCGTGAAAGTGGCGCGCTTCGGCAAAGACTTCGACGCCCCAACCAAATGGCGCGGGACGGCCAAAGCTGCGCCCTAGGTGCATTTCGCTGGCGTTTTGGTTTTCGTAGGTGAATGCGCCTGTTGTCCATCGGGCATAGAATGCCGATTGCCAGTTGATGTCTAACTGAGCCGCTGAGAAATCAGGGTTAACCAATAAGTTTTTCGGCGGCTCCCCGCTTGCGCTCGCCTTGGCATCATCAATGCAATCGGCCAAGTATTCGATTTTGTTGCGTGGGTTGCCGTTTGGCAGATTGTCACGTACTTGTCCCAT